AATCTTATGATAACGTCTCGTGGAAATTTGCTCGGCTAAATGCCTAGGTCCCCAAACAGGCTTATTCACCGGAACTACCCAAAACTGTGCTGGAACACCCGGATAAGGCTTAGTCCACAGTTCAATAGGTTCGCCTTTTTGCTCTTTATTTTCAGCTATGAAACATGTGTTTTGTTTAGCATATTCCCAGTGCTGACGCCATTTTTCATTAAATTTTTCTTGAGAACCTATAGCTCTAACTGGCTTCAAGTAAATCTCTTTAGCGTTTTGGATCTCTTTAGTTGATAATTTAGTTTGAGGCTCTGTTTCTCTAATCGGAGCTTTATTCATAGTATCCAATGTCAATTTAGAAACAGCTTCTTTAGATTGAGTAAAAGATTCTTCAATCTTTTGTATTTCTTTATTTGCTTCACCACTTACTTTAGGAGGGCGTCCTCTTTTTAATTCTGTCATGATATATTTTTAAAACTCCCTGGAATGTTTGTTGAGTAGGATTGACTACTCAAAGCATTTGTTCCGCCTGAATTTATATTTCCAATAGCCAATACTTGCGCTAGTGTCGATCCTGACGATAATACAAATGGATTCATATTGTAACTGTTTATTTGAACTACAAAAATTGTAGTTGATGTGAGTGAAATCACGATGCCACTTACATTGTTTAATTCTCTTGTCCCAAAACTCGGAGGGATAATAAACCGGACCTGTTGACCTACAACAAAATTATTTTCTACTGTGGTTTCAACGGTCGTTGTTTGTCCCAATGTTATTGCCTGAATATTAAAATTTGACGGTACAAAAAACTGTGGCTGTATCGGTGGATTCTGATATTCGGGTATTGGATAACTAATTACAGTCATAATAATGGGGGTAAAGAAATTCCTTACCCCCAACATACCTAAAAAAATAGATACTTAAAAGTTTATTTATGGATTAGAAAAATCCGATAAATACGCTCTATAGTAAATGGTATCTGATGAAGCACCAGCAATTGTTGCCTCAATAACAAAACCTTGGAAGGAGTTGTTCATAAAGGCACCTTGAATTGCAGGTCCACCAATAGTACGTACTCCATTTACAAGTGGAGAAGGATACAATCCAGATGTAGCCGTAATAGGCCATCCACCAGTATTGTAATCTCCTACCGCAACCATCTGAGCAGGCGTTAAGCCTACTGTTGATGCAAACGGAATGTTAGTTGTAAATGCAGTAAAGGCCGACGAATTGATATTCACCGTTACTGAAGTAGAGCTATTAACTACTGTAACAACACCATAGATCGGAGATCCTGGAATGTTGGTATTTGGTAGTGAATTGAGCTGTGTAGTTCCAAACAAAGTTGGAATTCTAAACGCTACTTCTTGACCTGTCACCAAATTATGCGGCGCTGTCGTTACAATGGTTGTTGATGACCCTGTTGTTACTGAAGTAATATAACTTACTCCTGGAGCAAACAAGAACGGGTTTAACACCTTCATCATTACAGCTCCTGTTGGAGAAGCCGATAATGCTGTATATCCTGATTGGTTAGTATTCCAAGGGATAGTAAAGGTGTTAGCACCAGTAACGGTTACAACAAATGGAATATTGGAAATCTGAGGCATACCTGTCGTTGCAGACTGATATAGACCTGAGAAAACCACAACATCACCTGTTACAAGGCCATGAGCTGTTACAGTAACAACTGCCGGACTTGCTTTTGTAATGCTAACCACTTGTTGAGCTGCACCATATTGAAGCGCTAAACCACTATTAAACGTGGTAATACCACCTGTTGCAGTAGTTGCAGTAATAAGAGCAGGCGTTGCATCAAATACTTGGTATTGTGCAGCTCCCTGTCCCATATTTGCATCCCAATACGCTTCGGGAATAAAACCATTAGTCGGTGTTGTAGCAGCCGTATAATTAAACAACTGTACAGCATCAGGTTGAAATGGAAGTACTACTGGAGTAGCTCCACCTAAAGAACTGATAGTTCCCTTTGCAATTCTAGAATATTCAGCCATTATACCCCCAACGCACTTTGACGAGTGCAAAGTAAGTTTCTAACGCCAGTATCTTGAGTCAAAAGCTGCGACTGAGGGAATTTAATACCTAGTGTAGCATTTTGAGCCAACATTCCAGAGTACATAGGATCTCTATAAATAAGTTTCATAGAGAAACCATCTTGTCCAATGTGGGTTAATCCCTGTTTAGCAAAGGTGCTATTGTAATAAACGTCTTGACCCATGGCTGATGTTGCCCTTGCAACAGGAGCTTCAGATGAAGTCAAAATCCGAATATTAAAAATTGATCCCACTTCTGATTGCAATGCGCTAGCAGGTGTTGGATAATCCCATGCGGATCTATAACCTTGTCCTACTAATCCATCAAAATCTGTTTCAAGCTCCGTTGAAGATAGCATAAAATACGCACTACGGACTGGGCCTGTGCCAATACGATCTTCGCCACGAATACCTGAAACGAACTTAGGAGCATTGTTAGTCTTTAGAGTAGTTGCCACTAAACTAAAGTCGGACGGTCCTAAATTTGTTGGATTGTCCCCATTGCCTCCACCGCCAGCCATAATAACCGATGCTGCGGAAACCACGTAATCTCTAAGTAAAAGATCCTCTGCCTGTCTCATTGAAACAGCCAGTCTTTCTCCTACCCAAGCCAAAACACCCTCTTGATCCTGAAGTAGCACTTGCTCGTTAAGGATACACCCAGTACCGTAAAACGCCATATCGGCATCAAGTATATCTCTTTGTGGAACTTGAGCCGGTGGATCCATTCCACTATTACCCAACTGTGTTGTCGGTGGTCTAAGGTTTTTAGGCCTCATAAATCTACATGTTGTACCACCGCCCTCGGGCATATTTACCTTATCAGCTACGATAATGTAATTTTCCTCAGGAGTTGGAACATATAGCATTGCTGGCGCCAATGATTGTAAAATCATAGGACCAAGATTTGTAGTCGTTGTAATTGTCATATATTTCCAAAAAAACAATTTACAGACGATATGCGATCGGTAGACGAACCTACTACATCTGTTCTCAACATATCCATGGAGTAGCGACTCTCCTTACGCTGAATTCCTGTAACGTAGGATGACGAAATCTACTTATAAGATATTAAATTTTAATTTGTCAAATACCTATTAAATTTTAATACGTGATTTTAACTCTAAAAGCTTGTCATAAGCTTTTTTCTGCCCATCAAGACTATAGTCTGAGTGGGTTGACGAATAGGGTGATGCCCCGACATTTGACGGCTGGTAGTATGGTGTACGCCTGTTAGCGTTCAGCTTGTCTTGTATGGATTCTTCTTTTTTATCTTCATGAAGTTTTAAGGCTTTCAGATTTTTATATACTAGCTTTTGTCGTTCGAAAGTGTCTGGCATTGCTAAAATAGTATCAGCCAACTCGGAATCGTATTCGGGAAGCTTGCCTGCATGCTGCATAACGTCATAGAAATCTTTGTTTTTATCAAGCCAAGCACTTTTACGCTCTTCATAAATAGCTTGCTGAACAGCTTTTTGAATTTCTGACTTTGTTTGCTGCTTGTTTTGAGAATCGTAATTACCTAAAACTTTTTTTAACTTTCTTTTATCAATATATGGTTCATCGTCTTCATCATCATCAGATTGTGACAAATTAGCAGCAGATTCTAATTTTGTTTTTTCAATCGCTTCTTGCATTTTACGTTCATATTCTTGCTCTTTAGCTAACATTTCTTTTTCATATTTTTCTTTGAGATTTTGCTCAAGCTTACGAAAATTTAGCTCTTTGTCCATTTGAGAAGTATTGGTATTTTCATCTTGATTCTGTACCGTCATTCAAGTAGCCTCTTAGTAAAATTTAAACTATTTATAACATATTATTTAACACAGAAAGGGTTAGTGAGCAATGGAAATTGATATTGATGTTTTAGATGCACACGATCGAAATGAACATTTTATTAAACAGGATTTTAATATTAATGAATGTGTTGATAGTTTACTAAAGCAACAACCGTTTGGTAAATATCCTTTTTACGCATTTGTACATACTCGGACTCATGAAGATGGAGTTTTTAAAAAACGCCTTATTTGGCAACCTAGATTATCAAAACCTCAATCTGCCCCAAATACAATGTTATTTAAATTATTCCCCGAATCCGGTGAAGTGCAAGTGATTTGGATTCTTCCTGATGATAGACTGTGGAATCAGTTTGCACCTCGAATGATTGGATATAATGAAACTATTTGGATTTCTATCCAAAATTTTAAACATCACAGGGCTGAACTTGATCGAAAAGATCCCAATGATTTGAGTGATGAAAAAATTGATCAGATATACCGAGAATTATCTCATGAAGCTAAGAAAAACAAAAAAAATCCTACTTCGGACCTTTTGAAAGCTTACGATAACTTGGATTCAGAGACGAAAAAACTGGACGGGCTAGTTTGTTTCGAACCCCCGTCCCGAAATTATGTGTAAGAGATTTACCTATTGGTTTATTTCCCTTTAACTTTTTCATTTAGGCTCTTGGGTATACGTGATGTTTCATTTTTTTGTTTAAATGTCCCTACCGGTTGATTAAAACCCGTACCATAATTTGATCCTTGAGATTGAAAAATCCCAGAACGCATTTGATACGGTAAATCTGTAGAAATTAATTTAACCATTAATATCTTCTATCGTTTGGTTGTGATTGAGCTTTAGCCTTACCTACAGACTTTCGTTGCATTTTTTGGATGCCTTCGTTTGTGTCTAGGTAATCATTCATTGCGCCATCTCCACGAACGCTATCATAAGTGTGTACTGAACAACCGGCTGGTGCTGGCTGACCTGCTACTTTTTTACCGAAGGGTGATGATCTATCGTCAATTCTGCGTGACATTTGGTACTCCTTGTTGTGACATTCCAGTGTCTAGTTGTTCGGATAGTATTCTATTTTTGAAATCATTGGCAACAACTGTATTTTGTGCCTGATTTTTTTCTTTATCTTGCAGTGCTTCTTCTTGATTACCGATTTGTTGGATTGAAGCCATTCCTAGAGATGCTTCTAGCTCTCCATACTTAGCGATAATATCAACAAGCTTTTCAGTTGCTTCTATTTTATCTTTGATTGCTAGTGAGTTATTGCGTGATATTTCACTTAAACGCTCTTCAAAGAGTCCTACGTTAGAATCAGCTCTTGAGCTTCTCTCTCTCGCCATGGCAAGATTATTCATTGCTCTTGTCATTAGCTCTTTGAGTTTTACCTCTTCAAACGCATGAGCAATATTTTGCTGTTCAGCTTGCGCCTCTTGCATTGCCTGTTCTTGCTGCTGCAAGTACTGCATCGCTTCGGCTTTACCTTGCAGATTCATGTCTTTAATAATGAATGATGGCGGGAAGATTTCTCTTCCGAATCGTTCGTTGATCTCTAAGAGCTGCTGAGCTTGGTAGTTCTTCTGAGTCGGTGTATCCAGTCCTTCTTCTGCTGTCACCTGATACTTCGCAAAGATTCCAGAATAGAAATGCGGGCTCGGCTCTTCACCAATAATGAGCGATACTTTAGCTTCGTTCCAGTTCTCTAGCATAATGTTTAGACATAAGTCCGATAGATACTCATATGCAAGATCCCATTGATCAAAATATTTTTGAAATACTAATAGATTAGCAGCTTGTTTAATTACCGCTGTAAGCGTTGATATCTGCTTATCTTCTTGACCTGCCCAATTTTCTAACTGAATGCCCGACGTTTGGAAGATTAGATCGCTCATCTGCTGTGCAAGCATTAAGTCTGATTCGGGTACAGCCGTTGGGATGATCTTTTGAACATCTGTTAGCTCATAACCATTATTTATAATAATGTCATAGCCTTGTCCAACTTTACGAAGATTCTCCTCGTTTGCGACTGCCCCCACTTTACGCATGTAACCTGAGTTGATCGTTGCCGATGCGATATCATTATTTTGAATAATCTTATGATTGAAAAGAAACTGAGGTGACCGCATCGGGAAGATCATCGATCGTGAGCGTAAATTGTAGTCATTAATCTGTGGATCGTAGTTCCAATAGTTCGGGATGAATGGGCACTTTGTGTCTACTCCTAAAGGATTACCCCCGTTATAGACTACTTGACTATTGACTACAGTACAAAGCTTCCAGCAGGGGACATTAACCTCGACTACTTCGAAGTCTGTGATTGCATAGAGTACTTGATCTATTACTCCGGCCTTTAGAGAAAAATCAAAGAACTGGTCATTTTTCTTAGAGTATAGCCTCTTTTTCATCTTACGGGACTTGTACCATACATATGAGACTACATACATATTTTTAGCGGCTAATGACTGCGCTTCCGGCAAGAAGTAAAACTTTGTCTGTCTTCCTGAATTTGAACCCATTGGGCTTATCTCTAAGACTCTTTCTCCGAAACGCTCTACTGCATCATTTTGTCTCATGTACTCTTGACACCATACAAGATTAGCGTCCGACATGTCCGGCTCTCTGAAAAACGGATCTACAAGAAAGCTATTGTATTCCCAAATCTTAAGTTTTAGCTCACCTTGTGCCGGATCGTCTCCAGTGAAATCAAGATATGGCTGCATCAGATTCATACCTGCCGATGCTGCTAGCTCACAAGAACGAGAGTATTTTTCATCAATCTTGCCACGCTTGAAGGCGTTTTTAGTCAATCGCGTATATTGATCTGTAGTATCAGGATCGGCGTTGTCGGCTGGCACAAAAATAGGATTCTTCCTGTGTTGCCTTTGATAACCAGTTACTAAGTTTACGGGCTGTTGAACTAAATTGAAATAGTAGTTGCTAAACTGACCAGAATTTGCAAAGTTAAACTGCCTGTTTATGTAGCTCTGAGAACCTGCATAGAAAAGCGTATCAATGTTGGACTGATTCCATCTCGCTTGCTCAATCGGAGATACTTGAGAGTAGCAATGCTCAAGCCATTGTATGATTGAGCCCTCTGTGGGCTCGGTAGCTAAATCCCATGGAGATAGTGATAAAGAAATAATTTACCTCTTGTTAAACAAAAGATATAGTATAGTACACAATTTTTCAATCACTGAAAATTACGTGGAGAAAAAGAGAACCTATTTTCCCGATATTCACGTGCGTATTGCTCTTGTTTGTAAGGATCGTATGTAGATACTATGTGTGTGTAGCAGGCATAACGTAGTGCGTCGCAATTGTGAGATACAATTCCATTAGTTATAAAATTAGAAGTTGTGGGAACACTCATACAAAATACGTGTTCAATTCCGTCTTTTTGGATTTTCGTTACTCTTGAGTAGATGACTTCATTTTTTTTGTAACACAACACTTCATCATCTATAAAAATATTTTGCAACTTAGTGTATCCACGTTTAGTATATACTTTGTGATCGGGTGTTGCTCGGAGAAATTTTCCATTTTCTAATTCTAAGTAGTATATTTGTTTATCTTTGCCTGTCATAGATACATTTATAGCAAATGCAATGCCGAACGCATTCTTTTCTTCGTCATACGTTTGTACTATTAGTTCTTCACCAACTAAATCTTTTATTGGATAATTTAATCCGTCCGATAATAAAATAACTGTATCCCCAACGACGCAAGCATGATCGTCCTTTTTCAGGGGAGCATCTTTGCCTTGAGCGGCTTGTTTAGAATCCCACACGTATGTCTCTATCTCTCTTATGAGATTGACACACTCTTTACAGACAAAGAGAGAACCTTTTTTCATCTTAGATGTCATGTCTTGGATTCCATCTTGTACGCTGTTGTTAGCGTGTACGACTCTCAAGTTTCTGCGTTTAAGCTCAAGCTGGAAAGCATCCGCTGACGGGTCGATATAGATAGCTTGAACGCTGTACGGCTCTAAGAATTCTTCAACATCTTGAGCAAATTCACTGTTTGTTTTCTGTCTCCCCGTTTTCTTCGGATCGTAGTAATATTCTTTTTCTACCCACATGATAGGTCCTGTCCGATCATAACGCCCTGTTGATACTCCGAGTAGTACACAAGCGAATGGATTAACTGTGCCGTAGTCTATTCCAGCTATCCAGTATTCCGCAGCTCGGGGAGGATCATCAACAACGTGTATGCTGCGGTCAAAAAAGTCGAAAATTGCGCCTTCAGCTAGACACCATTCACCTAAATAGTTTCGCTTGTAAAATAGTCCAGATAAGCTGTCTCTTATGCGTTGCTTATAGTTTTCATCGACGTAGGGGTTATCGTCTAGTGTGTAGTGAAGGGAGTAATAGTTCGGGTCGCCTGCCTCGGCTTTGTCTATCCATTGTTTAACTTTGTGGGTTGGATGAGCCGGGTTCATCGATGCGAAACCCATCGAGTATGGGCGTGAGAGTCTAGTATCTATCATATCAATGATAGACTCGGGATAGAGTGTAATTTCATCGCAGTAGACTAAAGAGAACGTTTTCCCTTGAAATCCTCCTATAGCGCCTTCGTCTTTCGCGCCGAGTGTGTGTATCTGCTTGTCTTTGAAGTTTATCTGCCTCTTTCCCGGTGCCCATGAACAAAACGGTCGAAAGTATGACAACTCTTCAGACTCTAATAGTAGACGTATCGCATTCTGATAGATAGTTTCGCTACTGTGTCCAACCATAAATATCTGTGAATCGGGACACTCAAGACATGCTTGCATAAATCTAAAGAGCGTGCCGACCGTCTTACCTGATCTAACAGAGCCGTGAGCTAGATTCCAATGAGCGTTAGAGTTTAGAATAAATTCTAGCTGCTTGGGTGCGAATACTTCTTGATTTTTAATATCATCTTTGTTCATTGTTTTAGATTGTAACAAACTGAGAATTATTATGGATTTTTTTTATGATTGTGTTGACGAAGCGTCTCGAAAAGAACGATATAGAGAGCTGTCGAAAGTATTTCATCCAGACAAGTCTGGCTCTGACAAGCTAATGAAAGAGCTTAACAGACAATATGAAAGTGACGCACAAGAGTTTACAACTAATGTTTTTCACAACTCCTCTAGATCGTATTTTAGTACAATTAAGGGAAATGCATATTCTATTGAAATAGAAAGATATAACATACTTCTTAAGCAAAAAAATGAAGTTATTAGTAGCTTAAGATCACAAGTATACGTATTAAGTCAGGAATTGCGAAGTATGCGAATCGCATTAGATGAAATGAATCAAGAGTTAGAAGATTCACAGAAAGAAGTGACAGATAGCAAAGTTAAATGCCGAGAAGCTGCTAAAGCTCAGCTCGAAGCAGAAAAAAAGCTCAAAGAAAAAGAAACTGATAGCGTACTAGATAACATTAGAAATTATTTTAAAGGTAAAAATGCGAAACAAAGCTAAATGCGCTCTATGTAAATCTATTATTGAATCATTTGCGCTAGATGACTATGTCATGTGTGAGTGCGAAGAGATAGCAATATCCGGGGGTGATCAAAAGTTTCTCGCTTACGCTAAAGACTTCAAAAATTTCTTACGTGTTGATGATAATGGAAATGAAATAAAAACTACATTTGTCGATGAGCAGCGTATAGATTTAGAGAAAACTAATACTATGAGTAAAGAAGATCTGCTTCTGACTCTTAAACAGCATATCGAAACATACGATCAAATGCCTTCTCATCATCTTGAGAAAGTTGTTACAAAATACGAACTATTTCAGAGTTTGCTTGTGATATACGCTCTACTAAGAGCTTGATTTTTTAGCTTGTAGAGATTGAATTTGAAGCATGAGAGTAGCAAGTCTTGCTTCGTCGTCAGCAGTAAAGCTTTTTTGCTCGGCAGCTTTGATCTCTGCATCTTCTTGTTTAATAGCTCTTTCGTGATCTCTGAGCTCTGTATCTAACATAGTTAAATAACGATGTCCAAAACTATCTTTAATAATTCCAGATGTCATTCTTTTCTTTAACATATGTCTAACAGTTTCATAATGTGCAAGGAATTCTTTTAATTGTACTAAAGCTTTCCAATCTTTTTGTAATATCTTTTTTTCAATTCCATACCAGTCGGAAAAATGAACAGCGTCGGGATTGTCAATAAACCATTTTACCATCTCTTGACCCAGTTTATCGGTATCTTCTGGGGATGGAGAAACAGTACGTGGAGCACCTACGGGATTCTTTTTAACAGGCTGTTTAGCAGTAGAGAGTTTTTTATCAGCTTTCAGCATCAAAGTTCCTCAGATTTAATAACGATTTTAACTGAATCGGGTCTTGATTCTGCATTAAATTCTTTAAGAGCGTTATTGATACACGAGTGCATATATTCAGATAGTTCGAATTCTAAAAGAAATTCTTTAGAATATTTTCTGTTAGAGTCTTTGATTTTCACGATTAGTTCAAACATAACTTTAATTTGATAGAAAAGATAATTTTAATCAAGTTTTTTGTAATTAAAAGAATTTTTCGTATTGCATACGTATGACACGTGTGTTATATTAGTGTCATAAAACAAAGCAAAACGCACAACACAAAGGATACATTATGACAAACGAAACATACTTAAACGGAACAGCTGGTTTTATAACAAGACACTGGAAATTTGACTCTAGCAAGCTAACACGTTTTCACTATTACAAAACAGCAAATGAAACGATTAGAATTTATGCGGCAAGCGGTCACAACTTAGAGCGTTTTCGCAATATCCCTTGCGTTGAAATTTCAATGGAAGAGTACGAAAGCCGTCCCACTTCTGGCAATTATCATACTGAATTTGCATGGGCAGCAGAGAAACTTGGATTTTTTGTCTTCAGTGATGATGATGCTGACGAAATGGATTTTCAATTATATTTACAAGAACACGCATAAAAATAAATACACTGCCGAACAGGCAGCTATAAAGCAAAACGCAAAACAAAGGATAACATTATGGACTACGCTACCCCCGTCTCAGAAGACTACGCAGAAGATCATTTAGGCACATGCTCATATTGTCACTCATGCGAGTGCTTTTATAAACACGTTGATGTTGAGTTTCACGAAGACCCGTTTAATGATAATTTTAAAATGTGTGAATACTGCTACAACGAAATAGATTTTAGAGACCCGTGCTGGAACTGCTCCGGCTGTATGAGTTGTTTAACCTAAGAGGAGAAAAAGATGAAAATGGAACTAGAATACCGGCCGGCTATAAACGGCGATCGGTTTTACAGCAAGAATGACAAGCAAGCTGATCTAATGCTCGCTTTGATGGGACGCAAGTCTTTTACACGTGAGCAAGTACAGCTTATCAAAAGTATGGGTTGGGAAGTCATTTGCACTTCC